CCGCGCCCGCCCCGGTCGTGTCTGGACCTGGCACGCAGCCCGGCCTCCGCGCTGGAGATCGACGCCCTGCGCGCCGCCGCCTGGCACCGGCACGGCGTCGCCGCCCTGGCCGTGGAGGACATCGCCGATCCCTGGCTCCGCCAGGCGGTCATCAATGAAGCAAACCGGCGCTGGGGGCGCCGTCACAGAGGGGGCCAGCATGGCCGGTAAGCGCAAGCCGAAGCGCGCCACTGCGGAGCACGAAGACCTGTCGAAGCCTTCGACGTGGCGGCTGCAGCACGGCGGCTTCTCCGAGCCGGTCCGCGAGGCGGACCCCGAGACAGGCACGCCGGTGCAGCACCGGCGGGCGGTGGACACGCTCGGCCTGATGCTCGCCAACGGCAGCATCACGCCGGAGATGCACGAGGCGGGCGAGATCTTCCGCGGCCTGTTCCGCAGCGCCGCCTTCGACGGGATGGCGACGTCGCAGGTCCTGCGCATCCCGGGCAGGCGCGTCGACATGATCTCGCCGCTGCAGGTCGAATCGCGCCGGCGGGTCGCGGCGGCGCTCGACGCGCTCGGCGGGCACGACAGCCCCGGCGGCTCCTGCGCGTGGTTCGTCATCGGCCTGGAGGTCTCGGTCCGCGAGTGGGCGATGCGCCAGGGCTGGGCGGGACGGACGGTGCACGGCCCCGTCGGGCAGGGCATCCTGGTCGCGGCCCTCGGCACGCTGGCGATGCACTTCGGGCTGACGCCGCGGTCGCGGGCGGCGTGACCTCGCCTAGCGTGACGACCGATCCCTCCCGAGGATCGAGCCGGGCGAGATCAGGCTGGGGGCGACGCCCGGCGCACTCATGCGCAGGCTCAGCCCCTGCCTGAGATAGGGCTCGAGGGCCTCGCCGATCGGCACGCGCACGTAGTCGGCCTCGAACCTCGTCGGGCTGACGATGTAGTGGCCGTCCTGCACGTGCGGCCGAAGCACCGTGCCGGCCGCCTTGCCGCGGCTGATGACGTAGTGCAGGTCGGCGTTCGACGGGGCCGGTGCCGCCGGCGTAGCCGAGGTGGCGCCCCTCGGCCTCGGCGCCTTGACCACGGTGGCAGGCCGACTCGGCGCCGGCCTCGGGGGTGGCGGTGCGATTGCCGCCCTCGTTCCACGCAAGCGGTCCGTGGCCGACCGCATCCGGGCGTAGGCGTCGCGGAGCCAGGCAGCGCGCCCTCGCACGGGATCCGCGGGATCGAGATCGTCTGGCGACTTCTCGCCGAGGTAGACCGCCACCTGGCTCCCGCCACTCCGCGACGGGTGGGCGAGCGCGCCGAGCAACTGGTGCTCCTTGATGACGCCGAGTTTGACGCAGTGCAGGAGCGCGTCGAAGGGCGTCTTGCCCAGCGCGACGTACAGCGCCTCCGGGCTCAAGCCCCGCAGCGACCCGACGAAGTCCGCCTCGAACCGCTCCCGGAGGGCGCCCACCCTGAGGACTTCCTCGAAGCTGCCGCTGAACATCTTGCCGCCCTTGAAGGCCGCATGCGGGACGACGGACGTCGAGTGCAGCAGACCTGCCGCCGCGCCCCAGAGGTCCGCCTCGTCGTCGACTCCCAGGATGGCGGCGAAGCCGAAGTGCCGGAGCATGCGCAAGAGGTTCGGCCGCATCGCGTCGCCGCCGAACGCGGCGACGGACTTCACCGCCTCCAGGATCGCGGCCTCGCTCGCCCCGAGGCGCAGCAGGCGCTGGGCCTCGGCGTAGGCCAGCTCCAGCTGGTTCATGCCGGGTGTGATGCCCACGATCACCAGGCGAGCCTGCGGATTCACGTGCTCGAAGGGGATGTAGAAGATCTCGTAGGGTGGCTGGCTCGCGAGCAGCGTGTCGGGGCGGCGCACCGCGGCGGCACCGCAGTCTCGGAGGATGGGCGAGAAGCGGCCGAAGTGGGTGGTAGGAGCCATCGGATGCGGAGCGGAGCTTTCTTATTTGGCATCAGAATGAGCAAGAGGGCGAGAAGCGGTCAATGCGAGCCACCTCGTCGGGCTGTTGGCTGCAGGGGGCGCAGGGGCCGTGGCGGAGCGGCAGGGCGGGCCGTGCCCGATCGCTCTGTTACAATTCGCCCCGTGGCGGCGCGCAAATCGATGGGGCTAGGTTGAGGCTACGTCGAGATCGTGTAGCTCGACGCGGCGGTGGCGAACGAGCCACAGCGTCGCTCGATCGAGACAGTGGCTCGCGAGCCGCAGGGTCCTTCCTGGGCCCGCTGTATGCGGGAAGCGGAAGCGCGCGAGGTTCCTAGCGTCAGCCCCGTTTTCCAGGTTGCCAGCGTCGCCCGGTTGCCAGCCGCGGCGCCCCCCGTTCCACCCTCACGCAGGTCCCGATGCCCCAGGCCCCATGGTCTGCGAGCGCCGTCGAGGCGCGAGCGGTCGCCTCCCTGCTGCCCTATGCCGGCAATGCACGGACGCATTCGCCCGAGCAGGTGGCGCAGATCGCGGCCAGCATCCTCGAGTTCGGCTTCGTCGCCCCGGTGCTGGTCGACGAGCGCGGCGAGATCATCGCCGGCCACGGCCGGCTGCTGGCCGCGCAATCCCTCGGCCTCGCCACGGTCCCCACCATCGTGCGCGCGGGGCTGACCGAGGCGCAGAAGGCGGCGCTGCGGCTCGCCGACAACCGCATCGCGCTGAATGCCGGCTGGGACGAGGCGCTGCTCGCGGCCGAGGTCGCGAAGCTGCAGGAGATGGGCGGCATCGACCTGGCGCTCACCGGCTTCGACGGCGCGGAGATCGAGCGGCTGCTCGCGGGGCTGGAGCCGGTGGCAACCGATCCTGGCAACGCAGCGGTTGCCAGCCCGGCGGTTGCCAACGGGGGCGAGCCGGCTCCTGGCAACCAGCCCAACGCAGATCGCGCCGAGCCGGCCGAGGACCCGGCCGACGCCGAACCGGACCCGCTGCGCCAGGCCGTCACCCGCCCGGGCGACCTCTGGCGGCTTGGCGAGCACCGGCTGCTCTGCGGCGACAGCGCCGAGGCGGCCTCGGTCGCCCGCGTGATGGGTGAGGATCGCGCGGCGCTGCTCTTCACCAGCCCGCCCTACGCGAACCAGCGGGCCTACACCACCGGCGGCGTGTCGGACTGGGACGCCCTGATGCAGGGGGTCTTCCGGCATCTCGGCGCCGTTCTGCGGCCGGACGGCCAGGTGCTGGTGAACCTCGGTCTGATCCACCGCGACGGCGAATGGCAGCCCTATTGGCAGTCCTGGCTGGAGTGGATGCGCGCCCAGGGTTGGCGGCGCTTCGCCCTCTACGCCTGGGACCAGGGGCCCGGCCTGCCGGGGGACTGGAACGGCCGCCTCGCGCCGGCCTTCGAGCTGGTCTTCCACTTCAACCGCGAGGCGCGGCAGGCGAACAAGATCGTCCCCTGCAAATGGGCCGGCACGCCCAACAAGGGCAGCGGGCTCCGCGCGGCCGACGGCGAGGTGAAGGCCTACACCCACATCGGCCTGCCGGTGCAGGAGATGCGCATCCCGGATGCCGTGCTGCGCAACACCCGCCACAAGGGGCGGGGGATCGAGACCGAGCATCCGGCAGTGTTCCCCGTCGCCCTGCCGGAGTTCCTGATGCGCGCCTACACGGACGAGGGCGAGGCGGTGTTCGAGCCCTTCGCCGGCTCGGGCACGACGATCCTCGCCGGGCAGCGGACCGGCCGGCGGGTGCGGGCCATCGAGCTCGCCCCGGCCTATGTGGACCTCGCGATCGCCCGCTGGCGCATGCTGCACCCCGACCTGCCAGTGACGCTGGCCGAGGACGGGCGGGACTACGACGCGGTCGCCGCGGCGCGCGCGGGGGCGATGGCCGATGCTGCCTGATCTCCGCGTCGAGATGCTGCCGGTGGCTTCGCTCGTCCCCTATGCCGGCAACGCCCGGCAGCACCCGCCTGAGCAGGTGGCGCAGCTCGCCGCCGCGATCGGCGAGTTCGGCTTTACCGTGCCGGTGCTGGTGGACGATGCGGGCGTGCTGATCGCCGGCCATGGCCGCGTGCTCGCCGCGAAGGCGCTCGGCCTCGAGGACGTCCCTGCGATCCGCCTGTCGCATCTGACCGAGGCGCAGGCGCGGGCCTATCGCCTCGCCGACAACCAGCTGGCGCTGACCTCGACCTGGGACGAGAGCCTGCTCGCCGCCGAGCTGCGCGCCCTGCGCACCGACGAGTTCGACCTCGGCCTGATCGGCTTCGACGGCGCCACGCTCGACCGGCTGCTGTCCGAGGCGGAGCCCGACGCGCCGGCGGCGCCCGCCGGCGATCCCGACGTCCCGGCGCCCGAGCCGCCGGCCGAACCGGTCACCCGGCCCGGCGACCTCTGGCTCCTCGGCCCGCACCGGCTGCTCTGCGGCGACAGCACCAGGGCCAGCGATGTCGCGCGGCTGCTCGGCGGCGCGCGGCCGCACCTGATGGTCACGGATCCTCCCTACGGGGTGAACTACGACCCTGAGTGGCGGAACGAGGCCGGCGTCTCGGCGACGATGCGCACCGGCCGGGTGGCCAACGACGACCGCGCCGACTGGCGCGAGGCCTGGGCGCTGTTCCCGGGCGACGTCGCCTACGTCTGGCACGCCGGCGTGCACGCGCGCACCGTGATCGAGAGCCTGGAGGCGGCGGGCTTCGCGGTGCGCAGCCAGATCGTCTGGGCGAAGCCGCGCTTCGTGCTCGGCCGAGGTGACTACCACTGGCAGCACGAGCCGTGCCTCTACGCCGTGCGCAAGGGGGCGACGGGCCACTGGCAGGGCGCACGCGACCAGGCGACGCTCTGGCCGATCGGCACCGGCGGCGACGAGGACGCGGCGACGGTGCACGGCACCCAGAAGCCGGTCGAGTGTATGCGCCGGCCGATCGTCAACAACAGCGCGCCCGGGGACGGGGTCTACGAGCCATTCTCTGGCAGCGGCAGCACCATCATCGCGGCGGAGACCACCGGACGCGTCTGCTTCGCGATGGAGATCGACCCGCGCTATGTCGATGTCGCGGTGCGGCGCTGGCAGGCATTCACTGGCCGTGCGGCCGTGCTGGGCGGGGAGGATCGGGTCTTCGACGACATCGCCGCCGCCCGCGGCATGCAGACGGCGGCGTGATCCGAGTATCTGGCGCGCGTCAGCCCGGCAGGTGGTAGATCGTGAAGGAGCCCTTCGCGCCCTCCTTGTTCGGGCCGACCTGGCGGACCCGTTCCAGCACCTGGACCTCGATCCCCTGGCGCTTCTTGAGGCCCGCGAAGAACCCGCGGACCGTGTGCTGCTGCCAGCCGGTGGCGTCGCAGATCTGTGCGATGGTGGCGCCCTCCTTGCGGCGGAGCATCGCCAGCACCGTCTCCTGCTTCGTGCCCTCACGCGGCTTGCGCGGCGCGCCGGGCTTGCGGGCGGCGCGGGGCGGCTTGCCGGCCAGGGCGGCGCGGAGGGCGACCATCGGCCCGTCGAGGGCGGTGATCACGTCCGTCTCGCGGTTCGCCTCGTCATCCCAGGCCGCCAGCACCGCCGCGGCGGCGTCGCGCAGGCTCGCGCGCGGGGCGGGCGTGGGCGCGGCCTGGGGCGCCTCGGGCTCACCCGCGGGGGCATCCTCCTCCGCGGCGTCCTCCGCGCCCGTGGGCGCCGGGTCGGCCACCGGCGCGGCGGCCTGCGCGTCGTCCTCCTTCGGGTCGATGCCGATGGCGCGAAGCCCCACGTCGGTGATGCGTGCCACGATCCAGGTCCCGTCCTCATCCTGCCGCCAGCCGAGCCCGACATGCTCCCGCGGGGCGTTGATCTCGGTGAGCAGGTTGTTCTTGATCAGGCTGCGGAACACCGCGTTGCGGGCGGCGGCCGGCAGGGTCTTCGGCGCGCGGGCGAGGCCCATCTCGTGCTGCGCGGCGGCGCTCAGGATCACGCGCTGGGTGTCGGTCAGCTTCATCGTCGGGTCTCCGGTTCCGGGAGCCGACCCTCTCGGCCCCCTACTGCCGGGAGCCCCGCCGGGCTCGGCCCGGTCGGGGCGGTGCGGGAGGCGCGCCGCGTCAGCGGGCGTATTCGCCGCGGCGGAAGTGCTGATCGGCGATGTCCTTCAGCTTCGCGGTGGCGTCCGTGAGCCAGGCCGTCTCGCCCCAGAGCACCGCCTCCGGGTCCGCCCCGAAGTGGTCGTCGCTGGCCTGCTGCAGTTCGGCGAGCAGGGCGTCGAACTCGGCCTTCTTGGCGAGGAAGGCCGCGAGGCTCCTCTCCTGGTTGCGGGCGGCGCGGGCTGCGCGGTCGGTCATCGTGGTCTCCGTCCTCCGGTGCAGGGCGATCCCCTGGGCGTGACGGACCATTCGCGCTGCGGCGGGGGCTGAGCCAAGCGCCATCGGCGCTTCGTTGATTGCTTTCTTCGAGGGATCTCGATCACATCATGATCGCCGCCGCGCAGCCGGGCCGCGTGGCCTCGCAACGCGAGCTGGCGCGCCGCGTCGGCATCTCCCACACGGCGCTGCAAAAGGCGCAGCGGTCGGGGCGCATCGCGCCCGAGCCGGACGGCGCCTGGGACGTCGCCAAGGTCCGCGCCCGGCTGGCCGAGAGCAGCGACCCGACGCGTAAGACGGCGGCTTTCGCCGCGCCGCTGCCTCCGCGTCCCGCAGCGCCGGCTGCCGCGCCGCTGACACCGCCTGCCGCGGCCGATCCTCTGCCGCGCGCCGCCCAAAACACCTTCCACGACGCCCGCACAGCGAACGAGGTGCTGAAGGCGCAGGAGCGCCGGCTCAGGCTCGACGAGCGCAAGGGCAGGCTGGTCGACAAGGCCCGCGCCCTGCTGCTGGTGCACCGCCTCGCCAAGGAGGAGCGCGACGCCATCTTGGCCTGGCCCGCCCGCGTCGCCGCCGAGATGGCCGCCGAGCTCGGCGTCGACGCGCACCGGCTGCAGACGATGATGGACACGCGCCTGCGCGAGCATCTTGCGGCCCGGCACGATGTCCGGGTGAGCGTCGGCTGATGGCAGGCGAGTACCTCCTCGACGAGCTCGGCCGCTTCGACGGCGACGCAGAGATCCTGCAGGCCTGGCGCGACGGCATGGCGCCGGAGCCGGCGCTGCTGGTCTCGGAATGGGCCGACCGGCATCGTGTGCTCGGCAGCCGCGGCTCCGCCGAGCCGGGGCCGTGGCGCACCGCGCGCACGCCCTACCTGCGCGAGATCATGGACGCGCTGTCGCCGGCGCACCCGGCGCGGCGCGTGGTGTTCATGAAGGGCGCCCAGGTCGGCGGCACCGAGTGCGGCAACAACTGGATCGGCTACGTCATCCACCACGCCCCCGGGCCGATGTTGGCAGTGCAGCCCACCACGGAGCTGGCGAAACGCTTCTCGGATCAGCGCATCGATCCCCTGGTCGAGGAGACGCCGGCGATCCGCGAGCGGGTGGCGCCGGCGCGGTCGCGGGATTCCGGCAACCGCCAGCTCTCCAAGGAGTTCCCCGGCGGGCAGCTGGTGATGACCGGCGCCAACAGCGCCGTCGGGCTCCGCTCGATGTCGGCGCGGTTCCTGTTCCTCGACGAGATCGACGCCTATCCCGGCGACGTCGAGGGCGAAGGGGATCCGATCGCGCTGGCCGAGGCCCGGGCGCGGACCTTTGGTTGGCGCCGAAAGATGCTGCTGGTCTCGACACCGACCATCGCCGGCGTGTCGCGGATCGAGCGCGAATACCTGGCGACCGACCAGCGGCGCTACTTCGTGCCGTGCCCGCACTGCGGGGCCATGCAGTGGCTGCGCTTCGAGCGGCTGGTGTGGGACGAGGGAGCGCCCGACACCGCGCGCTATCTCTGCGAGGCCTGCGACGCGCCGATCGGCGAGCAGCACAAGGCGCAGATGCTGGCGGCCGGCGAGTGGCGAGCCACCGCCGAGCCCGCCGACCCGCACGCGATCGGCTTCCACATCTCGGCGCTCTACTCGCCGCCGGGCTGGATGCCGTGGTCCGAGGTCGCCCGGCTCTGGCTCGCCGCGCAGGGCGACGACCGCGCGATCAAGACCTTCCGCAACACCGTGCTCGGCAAGACCTGGCAGGAGGCCGGCGAGGCGCCGGACTGGCGGCGGCTCTACGACCGCCGGGAGCACTGGCCGGTGGGGAGCGTCCCCGCCGGCGGGCTGCTGCTGACGGCGGGCGTCGATGTGCAGCGCGACCGGCTCGAGGCGTCGGTCTGGGCCTGGGGCCAGGACCGCCAGTCCTGGCTCATCGAGCATCGCGTGCTGGCGGGGAACCCGTTCGAGGCGGCGGTGTGGGAGGAGCTGCGCCGGCTGCTCGGCGAGACCTGGCGGCACGCCTCCGGCCACCGCCTGCCCATCGCCATGGCGGCGATCGACAGCGGCGACGGCATGACCACCGCGGAGGTCTACGCTTTCGTACGCAGGGTCGGCGCCGGCCGCGCCATCGCCGTGAAGGGCCAGGACGGGCTGCGCGCCGCGGTCGGCCAGCCGGCGGCGACCGAGGTCAAGCGCCAGGGGCGCAAGCTCGGCGGGCTCAAGGTCTGGCCGGTGGGCTCCTCCTTCCTCAAGGCGGAGACCTATGGCTGGCTGAAGCTCGACAGGCCGACCGAGGAGAGCGGCGAGCCGTTCCCTGCCGGCTATGTCCATCTGCCCGCGCACGCTGCCGGCGAGGAGTTCTGCCGCCAGCTCACCGCCGAGCAGCTGGTGTCGCGGGCGGGGCGCAACGGCTTCCGCCGCCTCGAGTGGGTCAAGACCCGCGAACGCAACGAGGCGCTCGACTGCCGGGTCTACGCGCGGGCTGCGGCCGCCGCGCTCGGCATGGACGGCTGGGGCGAGGGCCGCTGGGCGCGGATGGCCGACGCGCTGTCGCTGCCGGCGCAGGAACCGCCGGCGCCGGCTTCGCCGGCTGACGCGGTGCCCGCCCTGACCACACGCCCTCGCGCCTGGCTCGCCCCGCGCGGCGGCTGGCTGCGCTGACCCTGGAGACCCTCATGACCGCCATCGTCCCGGTGCGCACCAGCATCGCCGCCGGCCAGGCGCTGAGCGCACCCGTCGCCAGCGTCGGCTACGGCGTCTGCCTGCTGCTGCTGCCGGCCGCTTGGACGGACGCCCCGCTCACCGTCCAGGGCTCGCTCGACGAGGGCGAGCCCGCCGCCTGGGCGGACCTGCACGACCACCTCGGCAACGAGGTGGTGCTGACCGTCGCCGCCGGCCGCGCGCTCACCCTGCCGCCGACCCTGCTGCTCGGCTGGCGCTGGTTGCGGCTGCGCTCCGGCCTCGCCGCCGCGCCGGTGAGCCAGGCGGCGGAGCGGCTGCTGACCCTCGGCATCCGGCCTCTGGCATGACCGCGCTGTTCCAGCACCACCTGCCGCCCGCCCCGGCGATGCTGCCCTACGTCTCGGGGCGCTTCTACGCCTCGCAGCACGCGCGCGCCGCCGGCGGCGCGGTGGCGATGACGGCGAACCGACTCTATTGCGTGCCCTACGTGCTCGCCCGGCCCGGGCTGTTCGCGGCCATGGCGGTGAGCGTGACCACCGGCGCCGCCGGAGTCCTGCGCATGGCGCTCGCCGCCGACAATGGCGCCGGCCGGCCGGGGGGCCGTCGTCGAGGAGCCACTGGCGGACGCCGACACCGCGGCTGCCGGCAGCGCGATCTGCCCCTTCGCGCAGCCGCGCTGGATCTCGGCCGGGGTCTGGTGGCTGCTGCTGTGCTTCTCGGGCACGCCCTCGGTGCGCGGCACCAGCACCCAGGCCTTCAGCGGCGGCAACACGCTGCTGCTCGGCTCGGCCGCGGCCGATGGCGGCGCCGGTGGCGGCACGACGGGGAGCGAGAACGGGTTCTTCGCGGCGCTGACGCACCAGGCCGGTGTGCCGATCATGCCGAGCCCGCCGAGCGGCCTGTCCTATCTCGTCAACGCGGCGGCGCCGCTGCCGACGCTGCGGGCCGCCTGATGGATCCCGCTGTCCTGGCCTGGGCGCTGGCGCAGCCGGCCGGCAGCCGTGCCGCCGCCCTCGCCGCGGCCTACACTGGGGGCACCACGCGCGTCAGCTTCGAGGGGCGGACGGTGGAGTATCGCAGCCTCGACGAACTCGGGCGGGCGCTCGCGGTGCTGCATGGCGCCGAGAACAGCGCGGCGCGCCGGCCCTCGGTGACGCTGGCCAGCTTCGCGCGTGGGGGTGGCGCGTGATCGATCGTTTGACGCGCCGTGTCCGCGACGCCTGGGCGGCGCTGCGCGGCTATGCGGCGGCGCAGGACCACCGCGCCTCCGCCTGGGCGCCCTCCGGCGGCAGCGCCAATGCCGAGGTCGGCATGGCCGCCGCCACGGTGGCGCGCCGTGCCCGCGACGCCGTGCGCAACG